GTAGATGTCTCAGGTAACGTAATCAATACAGCTAGTTCAGGCACAGGCGCAGTATCCTTAATCGTGGATGTGCCTACAGTTCAGAACAACATCACGGCGTCCGACACTTCGCGTTTTATAATTACGTTCGGTTGTAATGACTACGGCTCAAACGTGCTAGACCCCATGTTAATTCGCTGGTCAGCGCAAGACGATATCTATAACTGGACACCGTCAATTACAAACCAAGCGGGTAGCATTCGCATATCTCATGGCTCAGAAATTGTAGGTATTGTGCAAACTCGTCAAGAGATTGTGGTGTTTACCGACTCGGCTATATATTCACTTCAGTATCTTGGCCCTCCTTACGTTTGGGTTCCGCAGCTTCTTGGTGACAACATCTCTATCATGAGCCCTAACGCGGCTGTGATTGCTTCAGGCATTGTGTACTGGATGGGCGTTGATAAGTTCTATATGTACGACGGTCGAGTGCAAACGCTCAAATGCGATCTGCGCCGCCATGTGTTTGGTGACCTTAATCAAGAGCAAGCACTACAAGTGTTTGCGGGAACAAGCGAAGGTTTCAATGAGGTCTGGTGGTTCTACTGCTCGGCTGATAGTACTGCGGTGGACAGATACGTTATCTACAATTACCTTGAAAATATCTGGTACTACGGCACTATGTCACGCACAGCTTGGCTTGACTCTGGGTTACAGGATGTTCCTATTGCGGCAAACTACGTCACTGCCACGCTCACAGGTAACTTGATTAACCATGAGACAGGTTTGAATGACAATACAACCGGCACCGCTACTGCAATTGATGCTTACATTGGCTCGTCTGAGTTTGATATTGGTGACGGTCATAACTTTGGTTTTGTGTGGCGCGTCTTACCTGATTTAACTTTTGAGAACGCTACTAATAGCCCCACCGCCGCTGCCCCACAGGTAACCATGACGCTGTACGGTCTAGCTAACTCAGGCTCTGGAACTACAAGCAGTGCTAACGGCACTGTGGTGAAGGGTAGTACATACGTCATTACCGAAGAGTTCACGGGGCAGATCTATACCCGTATGCGCGGTCGCCAGATGATCTTTAGGATTAGCTCCAACCAAGTTAATACAACATGGCAGCTTGGCGCTCCTAGAATTGACATCCGTCCTGACGGCAGACGCTGATGACTTCTAAGAACCGCGTCTTTATTCCAGCGCCACCCAGCCTACCGTTGGGTACGGATCAGTATGAACGCCGTTATCAAGACCAATTTACCAATATTCTGCGCTTGTATTTCAACCAACTACAAAATTCGTTTAGCGAATTGTTTGGTGACGCTGGCGGTAAATACGTCGCATTTCCTTACGGAGCGTTTTCTGACTTTACAGACCAAACAACCACAATTAATACGGCAACCCTGATGGGGCTGTCTGTGACGGATTTCTCTAACGAAGTGTCGTTGCAAACAGGATCAAAGATAACGGTAGCTAACGCTGGTGTATATAACCTACAGTTTAGTGTGCAGCTTCAAAACTTGGATAACGCGCCTCAAGATGTTTTTATTTGGTTAAAGCAAAACGGCACGGACATTACCGGCTCAACTGGTTTAGTTGGTATGCCTGCTAGAAAAAGTGCGGGTGTCCCGTTCCACGACATCAAAGGCTGGAACTACTTTTTATCCATGAACGCCAATGACTACGTTCAAATCTACTGGTCAACAACCAATGTGGATGTAACCATACAAACCTACGCGGCTTCTGGCACGCCTACTAAACCATCTACAGCATCCGTCGTAGCCACACTTTCATTTGTGTCTGCGCTTTCAGCATGATACGATCAACCACCCCCATCTAAAGAGGCAAAAATGAGCCTACAGCTTGCAGCCCAACACCTTTCCCATCAAGGCCGTGGTAACGATTCCACGCTTGTACATATGTCGCCCCGTGAGGTTAAAAGCCTTAATGACTTAGCGATGGCGCATGGCGGGCAATTATCTATCAATCCTAATACGGGTTTACCCGAAGCTGGCTTCCTTGAGTCTATTTTGCCTATGGTGGCGGGCGCAGCCTTGGTTGCTTCTGGTGTTGGCCCGGGTATGGCTGCGCTTGGTGTTGGTGCGGGTATGACACTTATGACCGGCAGTTTGGAAAAAGGTTTGATGGCTGGCTTGGGCGCTTATGGTGGCGCTAATTTGGGTAGTGGTTTGTTGGCAAGTGGTACTGATGCCGCAGTAGCAGCCGCTCCGGAAGTTGCAGCAGCCCAGCAAAATGCCGCTATTCAAATGGACAAGTTTTATAACCCAACGTCCCAAGTACTTGATAAGGGAGGAATGGAAGCCATTCAAAAAGCATCTATGGACGCTTCAGCCGCTCAAACTGCCGCACGAACTGCCGCTGCTCCAGATTTTATGGGCAAAATTCAAGCAATGGGCAAGGGAATTGGATCCCTTGGTCAAGAAGGTGGTTTGAGTAATCTTTATCAAAACCTTGGCGGCTCGCCTATGAGCTTGCTCAAGTCTGTAGGTTCTGCCGCTGCACCAGCTATTGGCGAGGCTATGACGCCCAAAAAGCTTGAGGAAGAAAAAGCTGATGCAGACATGGGTCAACGCTACAGATTCTCTATGAATCCCACGGGCGGTCAGCAGCAAGTTCAGCCGGGACAAGATCCGATGGCTAACACGCAGTCCCCCACCACTACACCATTTCCAACTCCCGATATTTATGGTCGTGAGCAGCGTTACTTTGCGCCTTCTTATACAAAAATTACACCTGAAGATGCTAAATCAATGTATGGCTATGCAGATGGCGGTGTAGCAAATGAAGCTAAACCCACAGAAACTTCAGCATTGCAAGCGTTTAAACAGATGCAAGCGCAACGTGCGGCCCAACCACAAGTTGCTTACACAGGCGGCTCTAGTCCTGCTGTAGGCGGCTCTCCTCCTGAACAGTCTGGTAATACATTAAATCCAAACGTTGCAAAAACCTTAATGCAAGCGTCTATGACCGGCGGCATACCTACTTCAGAGTTTGAAAGATACGGCGGGTACGACAAAGTTAAAGCTCTGTACGATACTGGAGGCGGTGGCTACGGCACACCAACACAACAAACTGGGGGCAGTAACTACATGTCACCAGCACAACAAAACCCTATTCCTACTACAGTTGAAGGGTTGTACCGTACGTATTTAGGTCGTTCTCCAGAACAAGGGGGTTTAGATTTTTGGAATAAGCATTTTGGTTCCAGCGTTGATGCTGATGAGGTTGCTCGTTTTAAATTGGCAACAGTCCCCGAATTAGCGGCAAACAAAAGACTAGCAGAACAAACAGGCGGCCCTTTGGCGCATGAGTTTAATCAATACCTAAGAGAAACAGTCGGCACGCCAAATCAATTGCAAGCCCCCACTGCGCCACCGCCAACAACGACAGGGTTAGCTGATTCTGGCTACGCCTTTAACCCTATTACGCAGCGGTACTCGGAAATTAAAGGGACTGCGCCATCAACCGAACCAGCGGCGGATGCTTTTAACGTTGATAACCGCCCCGTAGTTGGCTACACAGCCAAAGGCGAAAAAATATACGGCGAGAATAAAAAGGGGCCATACGGGACTGCTCATTGGACTCAGGGCATGGGCAGCTTTGCTGCATCAGGCGGTTTAATGGATTCTTACGCAAGTGGCGGTATGTCCAACCTTGGCGACTACTCAGACGGCGGCAGGTTACTCCGTGGCCCCGGTGACGGCGTGTCCGACTCTATCCCTGCAATGATTGGCAAGAGACAACCTGCACGTTTAGCCGACGGTGAATTTGTTGTACCTGCACGTATCGTTTCTGAGTTGGGTAATGGCTCAACCGAAGCTGGCGCACGTAAGCTATACGCAATGATGGACAGGATTCAAAAGGCTCGTGGCAAGACTGTCGGCAAAGGCAAAGTGGCAAAGAATAGCCGCTCTGAGAAATATTTGCCAGCATGAAAGACACTGGCAAACTGGAGTGGTTTGGGGGAAATCAAGATGCCCTAAATATGTATTGCGCTTTTGGCCCATTACTACATATTTGGGATGACATGGTTGATAAAGACAAGGCGCTTACTGAAAAGCAAATAAATGAAGCGTTTTTAACTTGCCTTGTTTACCTCCCTGCCAACCCTTTTTACCGCCATATCCAAGAACAGATCCTTCCAATGTGGTTGACTGTTGTATCTGGATACGCTGCTGCAAATCATTTTGAACGCGAAAAAGATCCGCATGGGATTGAAATTGCACACGGGCTGAGATACGCTGCGGGGAACATAATTGCGTACGCAATTCATGTATGTGTTGGCCCAGAAGAAGCGGCAAAGCAAATTCCAGATATGTGGAAATCAGTTTTTTATGAGCGGTTTGATGAATACCGCAAGGAGCATTTAAATGTTGATCCCAAATAAGTACGATGGTTATTCCCGTGACGGACGACGTCTATATTACTTTGGCGGTGATGACGGCGGTGGCGCAGCAGCACCTTCAGATAAAACAACTCAAGTATCTGAGTTGCCGGAGTGGGCACGTGGGTACGCAAAAGATACGCTTGCTAGAGGCGCGGCTCTTACTGACATCAATCAAAACCCATATCAAACATATGGCGCAAACCGTATTGCTGGGTTTAGCCCAATGCAACAGCGTTCGATGCAGGCCGCTGCCTACATGCGGCCTTCCGAGCAATTGGGAACCGCCACTGACTTAGCTAGTGCCGCAGGTATTGGCGCTTTAGGTATTAACTACCAGCCCGGACAATTTAGCAATCAATTTACAGCCCCTGCTCAATTTTCTGCGGCAAATATTAAAGCGCCTACCCTGCAAAACTATCAAATGCTGGGGCCAGCAGATGTAAAGTCTGAAACGTTCGGAAAACAAGCCGCTACCGATTACATGTCACCCTACATGCAAAATGTGGTGGATGTTCAACAGCGTGAAGCCCAACGTCAAGCGGATATAACAGGAACACAACGTAACGCTCAAGCTGCACAGGCAGGCGCTTTTGGCGGGTCTCGTCAGGCTATTATGAACGCCGAAGCTGCGCGTAATTTGGCGACCCAAAAGGGGGCCATCCAAGCTCAAGGTTTGCAAAGTTCTTTTGAACAAGCTCAACGACAATACAACGCTGACCAAGCGCAGCGTATGCAAGCGGCTCTTGCTAACCAAGGTATGGGGTACAACGTAGGTGCTCAGAACCTACAGGCCAATCTTGGCGTACAACAACTTGGTGCAGGTCAAAACTTGCAAGCTCAACAGGCAAATGAGCAATCTCGTCAATACGGTGCTGGTCTTGACATGACTTCCGCACAACAACGTGCTCAATATGGTCAAGCGGCACAGCAACTGGGAGAGCAGTCTCGTCAGTTTGGCGCTAATCTGGGTCTGCAAGGTCTTCAAACTGCCCTGCAAGGCGCAGGTCAACTTGGTCAGTTGGGTGGTCAGCAGTTCCAGCAAGGCATGGATATCAACAAGTTGCAAAACGTGTACGGCGGGCAGATGCAACAACAAGCCCAGCGTCCTTTGGATCAGGCTTATCAAGATTTCCAGAACCAGCAGAACTATCCATACAAACAATTGGGTTTCATGTCCGACATGATTCGTGGTTTACCACTGGGTCAGCAATCTACAAGCAGTATGTATTCTCAAGGCCCCGGCGCAGTTCAAACATTAGCGGGCTTGGGTGGCGCTGCTTATGGCTTTGGCAAGTCAGGGTTGTTCGCTGAAGGTGGACAAGTTCAAAACAACGAACCCGTAATTCGCTATGCCGACGGCGGCGGGG